ACTTGCTGATACCAGGTAAAAAATACCCCCAAAGCTTTGTCCCATTGTTTATTAGCAAAAGCAATATCCAAAATATAACTATCTGAATGTCCTGGTATTAATCCGCTAACTAAACCAACCAATGATGATATTGTACTCCCAAATGGAAGCAATCCCGTTGCTGATTGTAAAATATTTACTACTCCACCACCTTGCGGGGTTGAACTTGATCCAGTTGAGCCACTTGATTTTAAAAAATCTAGTGCGCCGCCCATTTGTTGTTTATTTTCAATTCCGCTTAAAGCCATTAATGCCATATTATTAATTTTTTTATCTTTATAAAAATTAGGTTGCTTTTTTTCGTTAAAATAATCTAATACCGCGTCGCACCATATTTCGTTTTCAGTACTTGGATTAATTACTACAAAAACGTGTTCTAATGTTTTAGATCCATCGTAACCCGCAAACCTGTATGCCAAATCAAATTTTTCTCCTGTATTCCTTCTGTACGCATCCAACAAACCCGCAAACATCAAACTAAAATGTTTGCAATCCCCTTTTTTTGTTGCCAAAATATATGCAGGTGTGCCAACTGTTTGTAATGTATCTGGTTCAATTTGATACTGTATATTATTTTTTAAATAATTAAATATTTTTCTTGCAGTATCGTAATAATTTCCGCAATCAAAAAAATAATATAATTTATCGTATTCCTTTAAACTTTTATTGTGCTGCTTTAAAATAGCGTTAATTATATCATTAGTTGATTGATCATAACTAAGTATTTTTTGATTGTTTTTAAAACTATCTAATTTCGCCAATAAATTCATTTACGGTAATTGAATTTGAAAATTTAAAGGAAAGTAAACAAAGTCAACTATTAAATTTCCTTTCAATTCAATAATTTGATTTTTAAATTTATTTTGAATTAAAACAATTGCAGCATCCTGCAATTTTAAATTAACGTCAAAAGCAATAATCGTTTTTTGATTTGCTAAAATTGTTTTGTTAATATCCTGGTAAATTGTTCCAACAACTTTATTTTGCAATAAAATTTCTGCGGATATTTTTTGTATGTCGGCCGTTGTATTGGTCGGGTTCTCAACTTCTAACTGGACGTTAACAATTGGATTAAGAAAATTTCCCCCGTTAAAGCCAATATTTTTTAAAGAAATATTTATTTTTTGTGCCAAAATATATTTTTTGTAGCCAAGCCATCCCAGGAAAGCCAAACCGATAAAAATTAAATTTTTCGACATTAAAAAAAAATTAAAAATTGATAAAATTGAAAAAGGTTGACCAAAACTACAAAAAAAAATCAAACCAACAAATATTTTTTTTTTCGACGGGTATGTGTTCGGAACGGGTGAATAGTAACGGGCCCCCCTTTAGGGGGGGGCCCGTTCCACCCGTTCCGTACCCGTTCCGTACCAAAACATACCCTAAAATTTAAAGAAAATTAGACATAAAAAAACCCTAAAAATTAGGGTATTATTAATAAAAAACTATATATTTAAATTTTAATCTTTTTCACCTTTTAAAAAAACTTTATGTGAAAAATTTTTTGACTCTTTGCAATAAAAATTTATCTCTATTGCTTTTTTGCTCAAAGCAAATGCCGTAAAGGATTGCAGCGATCTAATATCGTTTTTAATGTTACGATATTTGTATGCTTTTTTTTGCTGATCAAAAAAAATTGCAGTAAAATATTTGGTATTTAGCATAATTTTATTATTTTTGTTTTGAAAAAGGTTAAAAGTTTACTTATTATTTGGTTTAAACCATAAAAATGCCCCGTCATTAAAACAATAGGGCGGGGCATTTTGTGGTTATTTTTTGCGTAAATTTTTCTCAATACTGTTTAGTATTGTTAACATTCTTATCCTCACCCTTTCCCTCTTTTGATCCTTAGTTTCTTTTTTAATTTTTCTATCTCCCAGGATGATCTTATTAAAATAAAAAGCATCATCATTTTTATCTTTTTCATAATTTTTCATTTTTAAAATAAATTAATTTGTTTTAAATTTTTGTTGTTTATTATATTTCTTGCAATTTCAAAAATAGTTAAACCAGCTTCATAATCAACTAGGTTTCTAGCAATTTTATCAACTCTTTGATTTCCATTATATTTAGTAAAATCGTATTTATGAAATTCGCACCATTTATTTATTTCATTTTTTTCTTCCATAATTGTTATTTTTCTTTCGTTTAAATTATTTGGTAAATTAAAGTTTGTCCAATATAAATGCCTTCCTCTTTTTTTAGCTGGTATTAATGGTTCATAATAAGGGATAACATTTTCAACAACATATTTTCCATTAAAATAATTGTCAAGAAATATTATTTCTTCATATAATTTAAGATCTGGATAAATTGGAATGGTGGTTTCTTTTCTAGCAAATCTTGATCTTGAATGGCTTGGGCAAGGTGGACTACTCCATATAAAATCAAATTCTTTATAATGGTTTAATAAATATTGATGAGCATCCGCAATAATTACAATATCATTTGAAAATCTTTCTTTATATAATTTTGCTAGATCTGGATCAATCTCAATTGCAGTTACTTCACAATCATCCCACAATAAACGATTTCCACCCAAACAGGCATATAAATTTAAAATTTTAAAAGGTTTGTCTGTAATCAAAATATTCGTTTTGTGTATTTTTTGAAATGTAGTTTTTATCTCTAAAAAACTTTAAATAACTTTTACTAAAATTAATTCCCCTATTTTCAATTTTTGATATTTCAGTTATTAAATTTTCGTACTTAAAGTATTTTTGTTTTTCAAAAATAATGTTTAAAATATTATTGTGTTCCTGATCTGTGTAATTGCTAAAATGCTTTATTTTAAGCTCATTTACGGGCAATGAATTAATTTGTATAAACTTATTGTCGTCAATAGAATATTGTATCTCTATCGGCTTAAAACCGCCCGACGATCGCAAAAATTTAGGTTCCAAAATAAAAGATCCGCTTTCCTCTTTTTTAACGGAAAGTGTACTTTGCGCCCATCGATCTGTATTTGATCCCAAGTGGCCCAAAGTTTTGCCTTCATTTTTGCCTGTATGCAATATCCCAATTAATAACAAATTGTGTATTGTGGTAATTTCTTTTATCCAGTCAACGCATTGCCTACATTCAACTTCGTCGTTATAATTAACAACAATATCTAACAAACCATCAATTATAATAATGCTACACTCTGGCGTATTTTCAATATATGCCTGGATCATTAATTTAATAGTTTTAGAATTTTCTTTACGCAAGCAAAAGCTATCAAAAAATGTGGGTAACTCGTTAATATCTCCAACATCTTTAATACGGTTCATATGTTTATAAAAATCATATTCACTACTTTCAGTATCAATGTAAAGTATTTTATTGCGCCCTGGTAATGTTTGCAATTTCATTCCAAAAATATCATAAACTCCAAAACTAGATGCTACTATTGATGTGGTAAAAGTGCTTTTACCGCTTTTTGGTAATCCGTTAAAGGGTTTAGGGCCTATAAATTAATATAGGCCCTAAACCCCCGCTTATGATAATATAGTTTTGTATTGAACCAATGTTTTGCCCCTGTATGGAAAGTAAAATTTGCTCTTTAGGTGGCTCATATCCGCGTTTGTAAGCGTTTTTTTGTAGTTCAAGATATAAAGGGTTGGTTATCATCAAAAGTTTATTAAACTGTCTGCTAATAGGGCCAAAATGATCATAATAATAAATAATATTAAATCTCTTTTCATAAATTTTTGTTTTAAAGTTATTTAATTAAATATTCAATCCAGGCCTTTGCACTTTTTAGTGTTTTATATTCCTGGTTAAATGGGTGTATAACATACATTTTTCTTTTAGGATAAAAAATAATAGTGTACCCTTTGTAAGCAAAGTAATCCATAAATTTAAATTTTAATGTAAAAAAATAGGCCTAATTAGGCCATTCAGTTAATTTAACATCTAAAATGTCGCATCCTGCAACCTGTAAAAAAGTTACAATGTTGTTGCTTTCAATAAATGCGGCCGTAAAAAATAATGAATTTAATTCAATTGTGTAGTTGTACAATGTACGTTTGTCGTCGCTTCCGTAGAAAAAGCGAAATGTTGCTTTGATCATTTTTGTTTGTTTTAAGATTAAGAATAAACAAGATTATATAAATTAATTGATATAAAAAAATTTTTTTTACAAAAAAAAACAGGATGTAGAAACATCCCGTTAAATCTATGAAAATCCTTCTTTCTTAAAACAAACTACGACAAAAATAACTTTTTTTCTGCAGTTCGCCTATTAATTAATCCTTTTACTTTTACTCCATTGTCATAAACCCATCTATCAAACTGGGCCGCAACTGTATTTTTATCAGCGCCGCTATTTAATAATCTTAGCATTGACGAAGCTTTAAAAGCACTTATCCCCACATTGTACACAAAAGATACAAGGGAATTTTTTTGATTATTAGTTAAAGGAACTGTGACCAAACTGTCAATATCTTTGGCATTTTGGCTAGTTTCCATTTCTAGCCATTTTTGCGCCTGGGCTTCTGTTATTATATCTCCTTGTTGCACTTTTCTTTGTTTGTCAAAATCATAAGTGCTTCCAAAACCCACAGTCCAAACACCGCCTGAGTCTTGATAACTTTTTAAAAACAAGCCCCCTTCCGCTTTTTTAATAAAGTTTAATGCACTAGATAAACTTCCCGCCTTAGTTATTGCAGTAATACCCAAAATTCCTAAAATTAATAAAATTACTTTATTTTGATAAGTCATTTAAGCTTTTTGTATGATCCTTTGCGGCCCATCCTAATAATAGTAAGCCAATTGATCTAATTAATCCCTGTATGCCTGTATTTACGGGTATAACTTCCGCTGATGCAGCTAGTATTCCCCCCAATGTTGTTTTCCAGTTATTCATTTTTCTTTATTTAGATAATCCAATTTAGTTTCGATTCTGGCAAGCTTGTCTATAATATCGATACGATCTGATTTTATCTCTTTCATATCGACCTCTATTTCTAATAATTTTTTTTTTGTAGTACCATAAAATGATCCTATAAAAATAATAGTTCCAACAAATGATCCTATATAAAATAAATTTTCCAAATTTGTATTCATATTAAATTAATGTTACGCCAATTTGTTGCGCACTCCATTGGTATATAAATTCGTTTCCGTCTGGAGA